GCCTCAATAATGCCTTTTGCAATCTCTGGATTGTCTTTTAAATAGCTAGTGAATGTGTTAGATCTAATACCAAATTGAACAAATATCTTCTTTAATCTGTTATATACTGCGAAATCTGTAGTTCCAACTCTTAGTTTGATAGGTGCAGTCATCTTAGATATACCAGTATTAGAGGCATGTAATATAGATAAGACAGCTATACTGTGTAAAAATTCCTGTGTAGTTGGGAAAATACTATCTGGTAGTGTTAGATCTAAGATGTTTCTAAAAGGATCAAGATGCGAAGCTTCTGTCATTGCTATAGCTTCAGTTAATAACCTTGCAGAATTTACTCCATATTGCTTGCCAGTCTTACCTGTAGTGCCTTTAATGATAGATCTAATAAACGGATTTTTAGAGTTCATTGCCATCTTAGTGAATGTTGCACTAGCAACACCAGTAATAGCACCAATAACAGCTTCCGCACCAAATTCACGAATAGCGTTAGTCAAATACTTCATGAAATCTTGTTCGTTCTCTACATCCGTTGCATTCTGTAATAGATCATCATAAATACTACGAATAGCACCATGAACACCAAACATGCCTGCAAAACAACCTACTGTTCCACCGCCAGCAGTACCTGCTATTGGAACAATAGATCCAAGTGCGGCGGCAGTAGCACCACCAGCTTGACAACCAGCCCAATAAATAGGAGTATCTGGTAGTATTCCAGCGGCAGCATATACAAGCTGCTTCATCATTGGCTGCTCTTCTAAATAAATAGATTCACCAAGTAGTTCTTTCAAAGTTAGAGTTTCACCCTCTTGAATACTATGGAATTTAACGCCCATAGCAAAAACAGATTGTTGTACTCCATGCTCAATAGTATTATACCAATCCCACTCATATTCGTCAGGATTCATATCAATAGGTGGTTTACGCCTCTGATCTTCTTCGCTCCAATACCACTGATTATTTCTCGCCCACTCCCTACTACGACTTAGAGTTGCTTCTTCAAATTCAGTAGGAACAACTTGATACTCTGGATTGATTGAATAAACTGGAGTATCTTCTTCTATATTCCAGCTTTCAACATCTATACGCATTCTAACAAAACCTTCTGGAATGATCTCTGGGTTGCCATAGATTTCATCCTGATCACCATCAGCTAGATTCTTTTGTCTAGAAGTATCAAAGAACTGTAAACGATCTTTTGCTTGATCCCAAGTTAGCCCAGCATCAACCATTTGTGCAATTTCAGTAGCTATATCTGGCTTATTAGACCATACATCAAATAGATCAGCACTTACATCTTCTTTATTCCACTGTAAATATTTATTGTAATTATCTTCAGCTTTAAGCATGTTCTCCCACCTGCCGCCTTGTGCAGTTGTAGCTATCTGATGATATTTTGTACCAGTATCCGTTTCAAATGCGAACTTGGGATATTGTGTGCTACCATCTCTAACAGCCTCTTTATCCCAATTAAACACACCTACTTCGCCTAATACTTCTGTTGGTTTGCTGTAGCCTGTATCGCCTTGACTTATAATGCTGCTATATCCAGATCCATAAGACATTACAGGATTTAATGAAACACCTAGCTCAGTATTGATCTCAGCATCAGTCCTTCCCAATCCAAGAAGTTCATTGCGTTTATTTAAAAATGATGTTCTTGCTTGTTCAGATGTGTAACCGTCTGATAACCTATCAATTAAGAATTGTGATTTCATAAACCTCTTCTCTCATATACATTTTCAAGCATTTTTAATAGTCTATCATCTCTTTTCTCTGCTTTATCATGAGCAGCTTTATACTTTTTATATAGTTCTTTTGTTGGTTTAGGATGGGCTTTCCATTCTGCAATACCTGTTTCATGCCATGCATCATAAGTAGAATAATCAATACTTGATGTGTTGTTCAAATAATCAACAATAGTAACTTTTTCTTCTATCCACTTTCTAATATTGGAACTATCTACAAAACTACCAACATATAGGTTTGTTAATCCTTGTGCAAAATCTATCATTGCATCAGATGTTGCATCTATTGCTTTTAACACCATAGATCTACCTTCTTCTTCAATCCTTGCTTGTTCTTCTGCAGCGTTCTTAGCTTCAATATCTTTTATAGTTGATTCTTTAGCAGCAATCTGTTTTTCAATTTCAGTTAATCCTGCTTCTTCTGCTTCAATCTCACTTCTAACAATACCTATCTGTGCATCATATCTTTTCATTTCCAACTCGGCAATCTGTATTTCTAGTTCAGCTGATGATGTTTCCCAAATGCTAACATCCTTATCGCCAGATTCAGCTATATGATTATCTACTGCTGATTTTTCATCAGAAAGCTTTTGAATCTGTCTGTCTATATGAAGAACATCTTGATCCATTTTGTCTGTTAGATTATCGGCTTGTAGATACTGATCAAAGTTTCCATTTGCTAGTGCAGCTTGTCTAGCCTTCTGATGTTCAATAGGTTCTAATCTTGAAGTCCAACCTGCCGGAATAGGTGAGTCTGCCGGAATATTTACAACTAGATTAGGATCTCCTTTCTGCATTTGTGCAATCTTAGAGTAATAAAGCATAGAACCTTCTTCTTGGCTCATTCCCTCTGGTAGGGGCATTGAGAATGTAGATCCATCATCAAACTCAATATTAAGCTGATTAGCAGTTAGTGATTTATCCCATCCATTATCAATAGACCAGTCTGTAAGCTTGTTAGTTATTTCTTCACTAGAATACACAACCATTTTTTGAGCATTGTCAATCTCGTTCTGCTTATCTACTTGCTGCTGTGTTATTTTCTGTTTAATCTTGGATAGGACAGATGTGCCTACTGATCCTTGCTGATCCTTAATCAATCTGTGAACTATGTAATTAGGGTTCTCATATCCCGGAACGCCTACCTTTTGGCCATTCTCATCCATCTTATATAGTGGAGCATTTAACATAGCTTCAAATGAAGTTCCGTCTAGCTTCTTCTTTTCTATTAGAGTCTGCTCTAAAACCTCTTCAAAGTTCATCATTAGATTTTGAACCTGATTTCTAGCTTCAGTAATACTTGTTTTATCGCCATTAGCAATAACAGATGCCAAAAACTCTTCTGAATTAGCATTATTTAACACTAACTTTCTGTGTTCAGCAGGGTTTAGAATCTGTAATATTAATGAGTTTTCTGCACGTTTAAGTGCCCTAGCTTTTAATTTAGAAACCTTCCAATCTTTGCTTGTATCTTTTAAGAATGAATTGATAGGATTCCAATGCTTGTCAGGTATAAGTGGGAATTTACTAGATACATAACGCATAAACTCAACTTTAGCCTTTTCTGGATCACTCATAAACAAGTCAATAATATCTTGTATTACAGGATCTTCGCTTTTACCTTGTTGAATATCTAGCTTTAGATTTCTAAACTTCAATAACTCTGGGCCAGTAAAATCAGTCTTAGTCTTACCTATAGTTTGATTTGCAAACACATTATACAACGACTGATCTTTCTCACTAGGATCAGGCCATATCTCTTGTAGCTTCTCTAGAGTTAAAGTTCCTGTGTTTCTTAATCCATTCAATTCTGATATAACACCTGTAACTATAATATTATTGTTGCTATCAATTACTCCTTTACGGATGCTACGATCTCTTTCAAACTTCTGAATTAATGCTGCTCTTTGACCATCTATCTTTGTAACATCACCATCATCTAGTGCCATTACTGCGTCAATAATTTGTTGCTTCTTTTCTTCTGTGTAGCTTGGGCTATCTAAAACTGTCCAATCATGGCTTAATAATGATATAGCGGTATTGTACTGTTCGGTTGTAGTAGTAGTTGGAATACCATCTTCTGTAACACCAATTTCAGGATTATCAAAACCTAAGTTGTCAAAGGTTACTGCTCTGAAAGCCCTTTGCTTTGTATAGGCAGCATCATACTGTGTTTTGAATTGGTTTGCCCCTTGTGGATTTAGATTTGGGAAAGCACCCCACTGAGATAACATAGCTTTACCATCTGCGTAAGCTTCTTCAATTTGTATTGAAGAGCCACCGCCAAGTCTTTTTAAAGTTTCAGATAAATCTCCTAAATATGCAGTAGTATTGATACCTTGTTGATACTTTAAACCTTGATTGTAAGCATGGTTCATAGCGGTGGCTCTTGATATAGCCCACTGCTTTTCCATATTCGATCTTACAAAATCATCTTCTATTCCGTCTATTGAATCAGTCTTGTACTGGTCATACATAGCTCCAACCGATCCATGTATATTCTTAGTATCAACCTCATTAGACATCATGTTAGTTTCCGGATCGTAAGTTCCGAATGATGCGCTATTGATTACTCCATAAGGAGAGTTGTTTCCATATTTACCATTATCTTCTGCACCACCTTGCTCAAAGGTACGAAAATTTCCTAATGCACTATTTAACTGATTAGTCTTTTCTTGCTTATCAAGACTCTCAGAGAATGCAGATGCTATTCTTTGTGATGCTGATACAAGTTGATTACCTAAATCTTGTGCGCCTTTACCACCGGCTGCTGCAGCACTAAGCCATTTCGTGCTTCCAGAAACAGGTGTTGTATTGCCTAATCCAATAGTCTTTCTTGATGCTATTTTAATTGCCATATTTTAAACTCATTTCATTGCCTTATAACTTGTGGCTGCACCAGTAATTCCTGACAGTAAAGAACCTGTAGCTTGATACCTTGATGCTGTTAATTGCTGTGATCCTGCCATCCAATGTTTCCATGCTTCTGACCTAGATGTTCTTAAATTTTCTCTTGTATCTTCTTGTAAATCATTAATAGATTTTAATACATTTAGTTCAGCTGATCCTACGCCAGCTGATGCTCCGCTACCACCCCACTGTGCAACCTGCATGTGGATAGCTTCAATAGCCTGCCTGTGCATTGCCTTTCTTTTATAATGATAAGCGTTTAAGGTTTCGCCATATTCAACTTGACCCATCTTGTATGCTGCATTTCCAGACTCAATAGCACCTCTTGCGCCAATGACTCCGCCTGCTACTGATATTGCTGCTACTGCTGCTGCTGCTGCTACTGACATATTAATCACTCACCGTTAATGTTCCATGAATACCTAGTACCGTTAATGGTAAAGGTTGTTCTTGTTTGATTTCAATAATACCATCTCTATCCCAACCAAGATTAGTAACTCGTTTATCACCTGTGAATAAACCGATACCTGAACTCATAGGAGTTGATGATGTTCTAAATGGAAGTTGGTCATCATTAATCTTGACACCTGTTGTATTGAGCAATCTAACCTTAACCTCATTCCATCGTTTCTTTAATCCTTGTGCTTTACCTGCTTGAGAACCTGACTCAACACGCATAGTCTTTAAAGTTGATGTATATCCTAATCCTACTTGAATATCTACATTAGTCCAACCAGTAGGTACTGATATAGATATAGCACCACTTGAAACTACTTTATCTGGGAATACAGAGTCATTTATAACTAACTTGACCGTTTCCCCTTCTAAGTGAGAAAGTCCACTTACAGAGGTTGTAGCGGTTGATACAGTGCCTGTGATACCTGAATCTACATTTATGTCTGGGTCTAGATATTCAATATGCCTTACTACTGATCCATTGACAGTTCTTTTAACTGCTACCCATAATTGATCCTGAGTTGTATTAGTTATTACTGAAACACTCTCAACTTCAACGCTAGTACCACCAATCTCATGTTCCGCCCAAGCAATTACTTCTTCAGGTCTTTCATAAGTCAGACTTAACATCTTGCCATCTGCAGTACACGCCCAAATAACTGAATCTGGCTCTTGTTGATAGTCCATGTCTTTAAGGTAGCCTGCTGTTATATGCTCTGATAACAAAGTCATATCTGGAGCAATATAAGCATCACTCTGAAATTGATAAGAGAACTCTCTAATCTTTCTTCTAGCTCTCTGTGCAAATAGAATAGCGTTACCAATCTGGATAGGTGGGATAGTCCAACTACCGTAAGTAGTCTGCTGAGTAACCATTACATTAGATGGTGTTAAAGGCTCTCCCTGTGGGCGGCCTACTTTAAATTCACCACCTGCTGTTCCAACAATGAGATCTCTACTTGGTTGTAACCATCTTATTACATTGACTTTATTAGTAGCAATAGCATATTCCATTGACTCATCTGCCAAGCCTGTACCTTGATCAAAGTTCTCATAGTCAGCTGTTTGAGAACCCCATATTGTTTGTGGATAGGTAGAGCTACCAGCAAAGAATAATCTCTGTTCATAAAACGATACTGTTCTAGGATAGCCATTACTACTTGTCCAAGGTGTTGAACCAGCCCATGTGAATGTAGGTGTACTTAATGTCCAAGATGTATGACCTGTACGAGATAGCTTTCTAGGTGCATGGCCACTATGACAGATATACATAACATCTGCTGATTGTGCAAAGTGTAGTTCTGTTAGTTCAGCCTCTAAATAAGGTGTTGATATTTCATAAGCAGAACCGCCAGATTGAATCTGACCGTTGTCTTTATAGAAACGAATATAAGTGTCACCAAACTCTAGTACATAGGATTGAGTTACATTGAACTCGAAAGGAATAAGCCTTACTTCTTTAGTCGAATCCTTAACCTCAGAAACAAAGTGAGTTCCTCCTCGTCTAGTAGCGCCACCATGAGGATATACAATCATGTTGGTTAGTTCACTACAACCGTTAAAATATTTCTTAAAGTCTATTTGTCCTTCAAGACGAGGACTTAACTCCCCAGCTGTGAAGTTAGACTGAAATGGATGTACTCTAGCCATTTAACCCCTAAATGATGTAAATGTATCAGATACTAGACCATCAATAAAACCCTCCAATCCATCAATAGATCTAGCTTCTGCGACTTTGATTTCATATAGCTCCCACATTTGTTTAGAAAGGCTATTGCTTCCTGTTATTGAGTATGCTAATTCAGCAGCTAATCTAGCTGTCAATACTTCTGTGAAGATTGGATCGAATTGTGCTGTATCTGTTACTTGTGCAATGTAAAGAATCTTTGCAGTTCCTTCATCTGATAATAACTTTCTTCCTTCAATCTTAAAGATGTACTCATCATATTCCATTTTGAGAACACGAAGGCAATAAGGACTGGTTGGAAGAGTATATTGATAAGCGTAGTCAAATGCAGGTGCTGCAACTAACTTACTTAGCTCTTGTCTTTCTATTGCGAAATTCCAAGGATGTGATCTTAATACAGCATCTCTTGTAGGTTCGTAAAATGCGTTACAGAGTCTTGCTCTTTCTGTATCGTCAGTTAGGGAAGTGATTGGATCGTCACCAAGTTTTCTTAATGCGTTTGAACAAATGGAAACCGCTGTTGCCATATCTCTTCTCCTGAATGTGGTGAGGATAACCCGTTACAGGAAACCCTCATTTTTTTTATAACTTTAGTCTAGTACATAAACCAAGTAGCCAGATGCAGTATCGCCAGAAACGATAGCAGTATCCGTACTTGTTAATCTAATAGATACGCCACCTTGCGAAATGAATACTTTAGTATCCGCAGTTAATGCAGAGCCTACAGCCATTGCACCAGCAGTATCAACAGAAACACCGTTGTCAATACCATCAGCATCCGCTGCTACAGCATCACCGTCTAGGTCTGTGTAAGCATCCCAGCCAATGTCCATAGTAGCACTAGCAGTAGTCCAGTTATGCTCAACGCGACTTAACGCGCCTAACAAACGAACAGTTCCAGCAGGTAAACGAACAACTTCCGCAGAAGATGTCGCATCACCAGCACCTGATTGTGTGTGATCGAACGCAGCAATGCGTAAACGACCATGAACATCAGATGTTTCTTCCCTTACAGAAGGACTAGCATCAAAGTTAGTTACTTGCGTACTTTTTTGAGTAGTTACAGCCATGATTATTCTCCTATATTATTCAGTACACGCAATCTCTACTACTTTCTCGTCTTCAACACGAGTAGCACCGATTGTCATTGATAAAAATACTTGAGTAGCATAGTTCTTGTCATCACGCTCACTAATGCGAGTTTGAATCTCTGAACCCATTGCTAGACCAAGACCTGATTTACAGTACACAGTAACCTGACGGTTGCCATCTGAATCAGTACCTAAACGCTCTGAACGGATAAACTTAAATCCTAAGAAAGTATCTAATTGACCTTGTGCCAACGCCTTAACAGTGTTGTAGTCAGAAGATTTAACTTCAGTAGTATTTAACAAATCAGTTACTTGCTTCGCAGAAAGAATACAGTAACGCTCTTCTTCAGCATCTACATCAGAACCATCAATCACTTCTTTAGCAGATAGAAGTTTAGCAACTGTTAAACCACCTGATGCGTGAGCAATTTTTTGAGCAGATGGAAGTGCGATAGTAGTACCACCAGCAACACCACCATAGGCATTACCAACCGCAGCTTCAATAATTGCAGTATCCATAGCACGACCCATTGCATTAGCGCCAGCCATTGCATACTCGCTCTGTGGAGTGATTAACATACGAACCTTATCTTCCTGATCGATTAAATCAGCCCAGTCGTAGTCATCCATTGAAACTCTACGTCTTGAATGTGGAGTATCCATACGAGGAGTATCTGAGTGGCGTGAAGTACGCTTTTGAGCTGAAACTGCACCAATTCTTTCGAAAAAGTGATTCTTTCCTGTTACTGATTCATAACGAACCGAGTCGCGTAATCGTGAACCTTTCTGTTGTGCAAGGTGCAACACATTACTTTTATACTGCTCGACAAAAGCAGTCGTAATTTGAGTAGACATAATGTCCTCCTTTTATAATTAAACAAAAAACGGTCATTGTCCTTTCGGGTGTCCTGCCTATTACGCTGGCTAAACGAGTTTAGAACTACCTTTTAATCTACCGTTATCCATAAGGGCGGTGTTGATTACAAGCGGATTTTACACCGCTTGAGCATTATCTTACCATACTTTTTTATTCTGGATGCGCTTTTGCAAATAATTGATTCATTTCATCAACAGCATCTATGTGCTTAGGATTTGTAGCATCCCAATACGCATGTGATTTATTACTATTGATTTGATCAATTCTCATTCTAGCATCCATAGGACTCATTACCAGAGAGTTGTTAGCTGTACCGGTAGCCGAATCTTCAGTTATATCCTTTCCAGCATTAGCAAGTAGTCGGATTAAATCTGGATCATTACCTATGGCTGGGTTCGCTAGTTTTTCTGATAGCGCATCATTACCATATACAGCCAAAGCTCTCTTTGCTGCAGTCATGTTCTTGTCATAGTTAGCACCGAACTCTTGTTTTAAGGATTCTTCAGTTTGAGTTCCTAACGCTTGTCCAGATACTTGATCTTGATTCATTTGGAAATCTACTGAACCTTTTTGCCATTCAACTAAGCCTTGCATTTGTTCTGGTGATAAACCTAATTGATGCCCTGTTTCTTTAAACGAAGTCATCATTTCTTCAGGATAGTATTGTTCATATCCTTGTGGAATATCAACTTTATAATCAGTTGCATTCTCAGGGCGACCAAGCTTAGTGTAAAGCTCATCTCGCTCTTCATCTGTTTTAGGCAGTGGGATTCTACTTCCCATCATTTTTTGTTGGTGAACCAGCGTCTTAGCTGCTGATTCTAAATCGTTAATGTTTGCCAGTGTTGGTTCTGCTCTTAACTCATCTGACAACCCTTCTCTCCAATCTGTTGCTTGGTTGTCACTTAGAACAGGCGCATCTGCGTTGTCTGTTACTTCTGTGGCCATTTCACTCATAGTTTATTCCTCTTTTATATTTGACATATTTATAATACGAAGATAGACAGCTCTTTCACCCTCTCGCCTCGCGGTTTCATACGGATCACCTTTTGAATAGGATTCTCGCATTTGATATGCTGACTTCAAATCTTCTAGGACTTTGTTCCCAGAGATAGATCCAAAGCAATCAGCATAATCTTTTTTAAGCTTTGCTATTGTTGTACTCATTGCATAGCCTGCATTATTTGCTCAACCCCTGCTTGTGTAGATTCTACATTTTCTGGATTGATCTGTTCAGCTACTGGTGCAACTTTCGATACAACATCTGCGCCTTGTTGTGCTTGTTGCATTTCTGCCATTTGCTGCTGTTGTTCCATCTGAGCTTTTCTTTGCTCTTCAATTTCAGCAGGATCACGCATAATGTTCTTAGGTACGCCTAATAATTCAGCTCTAGATCTAATTGCAGAATCATGATCAATGTTATCCATAACTTCTGGAGCAATCTGTGCAAGATTAGCAGCCATCTCATACAATCTTTCTACAGCTACAGCTTCTTCCATTCTTTGTGAACGAGCTAGAGGGCCAACATACTCAATATCAATAGATATTCCATCTAACGCTTCTGGAGCAGGTAGGAATTTCTCACTCCTATCCATAATAGCAAAACATCTTTCAATTAGAGGGTTTAAAAACTCTGTCTGAAATCTTCCCAATGTAGGGCCAAGCAATCTCTGCATCAATTCATAACGAACTTGCACTTCTGTAGCAGTCATTTGAGGGCCTTGCTGGAGTTCTAACTGATCTGAGAAGAATGCTTGCTTAATAGCACCTCTTAATTCTGTTTCCTTCATGTCAGACACATCAAATCTAGCACCTGTATCTAATGGTTTGATAGCTCCATCTCTACGAACAACAGTAATACCTGCTGGAGTAGTACGAACCTTACCGATTACACCGTCATCTTCTACTAGAAGTGGTGGATCAATAGCTTTAGCCCATGCTTTAAGACCTAATTCTACTGCTTTGTTCAGAGTTTTGATGTCTGGTAGTGCATTGTAAGCAGGTGAACGACCATATTCTTCGCCTGAAGCCTTAGACCATCTTGTTACAAGGTATGGTAATTCGTTATAACCACCAGAATGAACAATGTTTTTATCTTCTATACATATATATATAGAAACCCAAGGTAATTTAGTGATCTTCTTACCTTCATATTCTTCTGCTGGCATTACACAATGTATAAACTCAAATTTTTTATCTGGTTTGGAATTAAACGCATCGTCAATCTTAGCTCCACAGGCATCACCCCATCTCTGCTTTGCTTGTCTAGCTGAATATTCAAACTTACGATATAGTGTATCAATCTGTCCTTTATGATTTTCAGCAATAAAATACTCTGAAATATGTAAAGCCCTAAAGTTTAGATCTCCACCATTCTCTTCTACTTCAATACAAGATGTACCGATAGAGCAAATATCAAGATAAAACTCATGTACTTCAGTATTAAAGTTAGATGTACTAAAGGCTTTATACATTCTATTACGACAATCCTCTAACCAAACAGAAACATCACGCTGTTGATTCAGTGTTTCATCTCTTACTCTTAGGTGAAACCAAGGTAATGATGCTGAAGTTAGTGTTCCTTGTAATGATGCAGCTAATAATGTATTGGCATGGATTGCAGAAGAGTCATATAACTTCTCAGTGCGCTTTGCACCTTTAGAATATCTTACTGTAGTTGTTGCTTTTCTAGGCATTACATAGTCAAGTATCTCTTGCCAGTGATCTGTCCATGTTCCTTTAGCCGACTCTAATGCTCCAAGCCTTTTAATAATTTGCTCTACTGCCATAATAATCTCCTATTTCTTTCCCGATCCAAGAAGTGAACGAGTTTTAACATCTGCTTCGTCTTGTAAGCCTTCACCACCAGTAAGTAGTGTTGCATATCTGCCAGACTTCTTCTTATTCAAAGCTTTTGTTCTTTCTAATACAATTTCTGCATCCATTTCCGCTTCTTCTTTCTGTCTTTGCACTGATTCTTGTGCGTAATCAACCGGTGGCGGTGGAATATAAGGTGCTGGTGCTGATTTCTTTCCCATGTTGTTCTCCTATAACCAAGTACACTCTTTTTTTAGCATACCATAAATGTGAATATCTTTTAGTCGCTCTGAGATTTCTCTCATAGTGCCTTCCTTTTTAAAACCTAATCTCTTTAAGAATAAGTTTGCTTGCCTATTATCTGTTTCTGTATAGGCAGTAATTCTATGGCAATCTAATTGAATAAAAGGGTAGTTAAACAATGTTCTTAGCATTGTCTTATTAAAACTACCTTTCTCCATGACACCTGAAAACACAATATCTTGTATTCTGTATTCATAAAATGCCACTCCCCCAACTAATTCACCCTCTTCATAAAAACCAAAATTAGTACAATCACTAAGAGCTGTAACCCCTACTCTTTTTGTAATCCAATCTGTAACTTCTTGTCCTGCATTCGGTCTTAACTCGATCATCTTAACAATGTTTTTTTACTTTCCTGCTCTTCCCAGAACTTTCTCTCAGATAACAAAGATGCTTGAGGTGCTGCAGATCCATCTTTTGTAGATGTTGATGCTGCGATTGCTTTTTCTCTAGCTTCCTGTGTCTGCTTGTCTAGATCTTTACGATCTACAGCTTCCGGTACTGGAGGTGCTGTATATGCAGGTGGTATAATAGGTGCTGGTGCTGATTTCTTTCCCATACTAATTTCCCAATAGTGATTTTTTACTTAACTCTGCATCATCAGTAACGCCCTTACCGCCTGTAAGTAATGTTCCGTAACGACCCTTCTTTTTCTTATTCTTTAGAAGCCCAGCTTCTGATGCTGCTGCGACTGATGCAGGTTCTGGTAGGTCTGCTAGTGCTGGATTATCTTGAAATCCAAGTGGCTTTGCAATTTTTTGCATCCCCTGATTGCCCACCCTATTAACTGCTGCTGGTGCATTATTACCTTGGGAGTCTTTGAACTGCAAAGCTGGTAAAGACATCTTTTTAATCGCGCTAAATACACCCATATTAATTCCCCAATAGTGATTTCTTCTCAATATCTGGACTACCTAGTGATCCTTCCGATCCAGTAAGAAGTGTACTATATCTGCCTTTCTTTTTCTTCTTGATGGATTCTGACATTGCTGCTGGAACTTCTGCTTCAGGTGCTAATGCTTCAGGTTCTACTCTAGCTGCTACTGGTGCAGCAACAGGTGCTGCTGGTGGCGTGTATGCCGGTGGTGATGGTGCAAAAACTTTTCTTACAAATCCGCCTCTTACAAATCCGCCCATGTTATTTCTCCTATGTAAATATATTAAAACTACTATCTGCTTCATACTGCCTAGGCTGGGAGTGTTTAATCCTCGCATGTCGCAAAGATAACACAGCATACCTCATGGCAGAAATCAAGTCATCCTTAAATGGAACTATTCTTCCGTCTTTCCTATGATACATCCTTAATTCCTCAAAAACGCCCGATTGTGTTGAAAATATCTTTAATCTGCCTGTTTTCATCCTTTCAAGCATTTCCATGACTCCAGATTCTAGTGAAACTCCACCTGATCCTTCCTGCTGATTATCTACTGGTGGATTGGTAAACCAACCGCCCCAACTCTTACCTCTACCTTGCATCATGTTTACACCTAATGCTCGATATTGATCTGCTAACGGAGTACCAGATCCTTTATCTGCTTGCCTACCATCTCGCGGCCATATAACTGGAATCCATTTCGGTCTTGCGTTGATAGCGGCTGAGTGAACTGCTGGTATTTCTTGTCTTTGAGAATAACTGTCATATATATAAGCAATGTCTGCATCCCGATCCCAAGCAATCCATACTGCTGTAGTAGGGTGATCCCAACCATAGTCCATGCCACATACCCTAGGAAAATGATCAGGTATGTCGAAAGGCTCACATTTAATGACTTCTTCAGGAACTGGGAATACCAATCCCGATCCAAGAGAAGGAATACCTTGTTCTCGCATCTTCCTTTCATGTGGTGGTAGTGCTGCTAATATCTGCTCTTTAACATCTTCTGTCATGTGAGGTGCATCATCCCAGCCTGCCTGCATCATAAACTGACCTTGCTTCAAGTCATTGATAAACTGAGCAATAGTTTCAGTCATTCCGTTCTCAGGCGTAAATGTCATATAAACCATGCCACCTTTATCCGCTGTACGAGTCACACACTGAGAATAAATCTCTGGTGGTGGTTCTTCATCTAACCAGATAACATCTAGTGACTCACCCATCCACTTTTCTTTACCCATCTCATAAGCTTTAAAACCAACCCTAGACCAGCCACCGCTAACATGCTTAATAACAACTGAGTTGTGGGCGTTCGGAACTCCGGGTTTTCTGGTTTTCTCACCGATTAGATTTAACGGTATAGCACCTGTTCCTTTTGCATGAGGATCATCAGGCTGTCCAAATAATTCTTTCTGTAGAATATCACGAGTAGTTTCATTCGATGCACCACCTGCCCATGCTCTAATAGGTCTATCCCATTTCCTGCCTTGCCACCATTTAGGATACAATCCTGTCAAATGATAAGCCAACTCTGCTGCACCACAATAAGACTTACCAATCCTGTTACCAGCCATCAATAGTTTCTGTGCCGCTTTAGCGTTGTGGAATTTTTCTTGGTATTCGTAAGGCTTATAATACTTCAGCTTATTATGATCTTGCCTAAACTGCAGTTCTTTAGCAATCTTGATAGCTTGCTCTACACTCATAGATCTTTCACCACTCTATCCCAAACTTCATCTTGAGTCATCCCCTCTTCACCCTCTTTAACCTTTGTTCTTGAGTCAATCTTATTCGGATCTATTGTTTCTGCCAGTATATATCTATAAACCGTTGTACCACTTCTCTTACCTTCCCACTGAAAATGTAACATTGTGGGCGGTAACTCATACTGTCCTAAAATCGTAGGATCAAAATCTGACTTAGTTACTGTCATCTTCTCTACTTAATAGTTCAGTGTCTTGTTGAATCTGTTGAGCAAGTGTAATGACAACTATATCATCTAACTCTCCAGCACCATCAATAATAATCTGAGCAATCTTGTGTATCGCTCTTAACTTAATCTTACAATCCTCAATATTATGTTTCATTTCCAATCCAAAAAAGTAAAGTGTTTTACTACTGGTGACTTGTCACTTATCCCTTACACAGCAACATTATTAGTTTTCTCTAATATATCCTCTTTTTCTACATTTGTAGGAGTTACGTCAATTATATTCTGATTTAAGAGTAATTCTAGCTCTTTTTTAAGCTCTTCGTCTGATTTATTGTCCATGCCTGAGATCTCAATCTGATTAACACTACCAAACCCTGCTCTATCTAACAAATCCTTACACGCCTGCAGTTTAACATTCTGATTACTAGCAGTTTTAGCCAGATTAATAATCCCTGCAAGCCCCAATGTGGCACTATCTCCTATCAGCTTAACAGTTTCTTCCTTTATGACTTCAGCAAACTGCCTCTTCATACTGTAGCCCTTCTGTTTAGCTGTAGCCTCACTATAGCCTGCTCTAATCGCACATCTTGCAGCGTTACCTGCATCCTCTGAAGCTACATAAAGCCTGATAAATTCGGCCTGTTGCTCATTATTAACTGTTGTTGCTAGGTTCATGAGTAAATTATAACACAGGTTATAACCCTATTTACCCTCCGATGCGTGAAATGAACCCTATACTATGGTCGCGTGTGTAGTTTTGGGGGGTGGGGTGTCGTTGATGGGGGGTATCAGGCTGGCCAGAATGCAGCAAAGCCGCGCTGCAGCAGTACATATACGATATGCAGCATCCGATCCATAATATAAGCAGCGAGAGTGAGAGAAGAGGGAACGGAGTTTTTTCTGGAAGTTCTGGAAGT